TTGAAAATACCTAGGGGGGGCTGGGTGTCACCCTTGCAGGCATTTCTACGCAAAATAGCCGAAACTAAGCGCATAATCTTCCGGCTCTGCACACTAGATGTGGAGAAGACTAGGGAAGACGCTGCCAATAAACTGGTCGAAGTCATAGGCCAGCAATATGAGGTCCTCAGGAACCCGAAATCCAAGAAGCCCGAGAAACAGAGAGCTGCTAGGTTGATGGGCTATCTGATCCAAGTCTTGACCGGCCTCCTGTCGGATGTTGCTGTCGACCAGATCCTCGCGAAGTGGAAGAAGGTGGAGCAACTTGCCGAAGCTGAGTATGGAAAAGCTGGAGAAGGAAGCGGAGAAGTGGCTTCGGCGCCTGCAGACTCGTGACCAAGAGGACCTTTACTCGAAGATTCCGGACGACCCCGTAGAGTTCTGCATTCGATTTCTGGGATTTACGCCTACTGAATACCAAGCCAAGCTGTTGAGAGACCAAGCACAGTTTCAAGCGGCCCGGTGGTGTCGTCAGAGCGGCAAGACTTACACGGTTGCAGCCAAGCTCCTGCACTTCCATCTGAAGCATCCGAATTCCTGGGGAGGCAACATAGGTCCCTCTTTCCGGCAGACAAAGAACGTCATCGCCAAGATTGCTGCTCACGCCTTGAAGCTTCCGCCCGGCTACGTCAAGAAGATCATACGGACAAGAGTCGAACTGACGAATGGAGCGAAGAGTGAGGCATTTCCTAACAACCCTGACACGATCCGCGGCCCCACTTTCAACATCGTATATTGGGATGAGATGAACTTCACGCGAGAAGACGAAGATCTCTACGATGCTATTCTCTTCACTCTCGGAACGACGAATGGAAGACTCATTGCCTCAAGTACGCCGTGGTCCCGTGACAGCGTGTTCTGGAAGATCTTCAACGACAAGGATTACGCCGATTTTTCTCGGCATCATGTTCGCTGGGAAGACGCAGTAGCACCGAAAGGGCCACTCAACTCCGATATCCTCGAGAAGATCAAGAAGCAGCTGGCTGCGGATCCTTGGCGTTGGCGCAGGGAGATGGAGGCTGAATGGGCTGAGGATGAGGACAGTTACTTCCGGCAGAGTTTGATCACTGCATGCATTGACCCTGATCTCGACTACTTGGAGGAGAGGTGGCTTGTGGCAACGGCTTAGCCGCCTATTCTCTGGTTTGCACTTTCGAATCGCCTCCGCGATTCAGGACCAACTACATGGCGACTTCTTCATAGGAGTCGACTTGGGCAAGAAACATGACTACTCGGTTGTTGCCGTGATTCGTCGACTTCCTTGTGGGCTCCAACTTGTCTACATGAAGCAGTTTGCCCTAGGCACGGAGTATGCGTCTGTGATTGGCTACTTGAAGGTCCTCTGCACTCGACTTAGGCACGTCCACGCGATCCTTGTTGATCAGACAGGCGTCGGCGAATCCGTGGTCGAAGAGGCGAAGAAAGAGAATCCGCTGATCCGAGGAATCGTGCTAACGATGAATGTCAAGATGGACCTCTTCGGCTACCTTCTAATGTTGATGCAGCAGAAGATCCAGTGCGCACGATGCGGCGTCGAACATCCAGGGATTCAAATCCCTTACGATGACGAACTCATTGCTGAATTGAACACAATCCGCTACGAGCTGACAAAATCAGGGCAGATCTTGTTCTCCCATCCGTCTGGGATGCATGATGACCGCGTAATTGCCCTTGCCCTAGCGGCCTACGCCAGTCGTGAAGCCGAAACCCCAGTTCTGATTCCGATCCGGAAGAGATAACACGTGCCCAAGATAAACGAGACAGAATTTGTTCAATGCATCATGTGCAAGCGCCTCGTTCCATGCGCCGAGATCAGGTTTCTCAGGGTAAGAGTCAGTCCGAAACAGGTTGGCCGCTTCCCTGTGTGCAAGCTCTGTCTAGTCAACGAGAAGAAGACCCGCTACTACATCGCGCATCGGAGACTAAGGCCGTGAAGAGATGCGAGTCCTGCGGAGACAAGACCGTGGAGGGCTACACGATTACGTTGAGGCTTTGCCACGACTGCATGGTCGACTTAGATGAGTGGCTGGAGCGTAGGAAGCGTCAGGCTTGAAGTTCTGGATCGCCTCGCGGTTCATACCATATTTGGGTGGCAAGCATTTTCTCGTAAAGAAGCTGCTGCCGCTCATCCCGTCGCACGACATCTATGTTGAAGTCTTTGGAGGGGCTGCGGCTCTGCTCTTCGCCAAGGAACGCAGTCGTGTCGAAGTCTACAACGACCTAGATTCTGAGCTAGTCAACCTGTTTATGGTTGTGAGAGATCACGCAGATGAGTTCCTTAGGCGGTTACAGCTAGTTCCTTATAGCCGAGAGCTCTACGAGAAATGGAGAATCGCCCTCGACGAAGGAAAGATCACGGATCCTTTTGAACGTGCGGTCGCATTCTACTATTGTTTGAAGTCTGCTTTCGCCGGGAAATGGCGTGCAGGCTGGGCTTTCGGCAGAAAAGGGGCTTCAAGGGCGAACGTTTGGGCCAACAGCCTTAAGGCTGTCGACGCCATAGCTGAACGCCTCCGCGGAGTCCACATCGACCATCTAGACTTCAGACGATGCATCAAGAACTGGGACAGTCCTCAAACATTCCTCTTCCTTGATCCACCTTACCCAGACACGACACAGCCGCGTCTAGTGATGACGGAACAGGACCACAGAGAACTAGCCTCTATACTGGGCGAGGTCAAAGGCAAGTGGCTACTCACATACAATGATCATTCACTTATACGAAGCCTCTACCGTCGCCGAGGATTCGCGATTCAGAAGATCCGTTGCCAGCTGGCCTCTCGGAAGTGGGGCCAAGGAGCGCGACGAAGCGCCCTCGTCAACCTCGTCATCCGCAACTACAAGGTGTAGACCTTGAGTGAGAGAGGAAAAGGATTCTTTCAAGCCATAACACAGAAGATTTCCATTCCTGTATTTGAACGGTTTCAGCGGCTTCCGGGAAGAGTAGCCGAGGCTGTCAAGGATGCAACGGCTGAGAAAGGACTGTTCATTCCCGCCATGAAGACAAGACTTGGAGAACAGCCCCCTGTTAGCCTCGCCACGCTTGTCGAATATTATCTCAAAGATCCGGCGGTGATGACATCTGTTGACTACATGAGTGAGCAGATTGCAGGCGTAGGCTTCTACACAGTCTGTGAACCAGATTTCGAAGACGCCAAGAAGATCATTGACGATTTCTGCGCTACCGTGAACATGGACAACTTACTCATGAAAACCTCGAAGGAAGTCGTGTTCAGTGGCAACAGTTTCTGGGAGAAAGTCCTTGACAAGCAGAAGAGACTTGTTAGACTGAAGATTCTTCCTCTTTCCTCAATCAAGTTCATTCAACGAGACAAGTATGGACGCTTAGAACTCTTCGTGCAGCAGATTGGCGCTGAAAAGGTTGAGTTCACTCCCGATCAGATCATTCATTTCTGCCTGAATCCTCTCGATGGCTCAGCTTGGGGAACAGGGATCCTGCACAGCCTCGCCTCAACCAAACAAATAGACGAGAGAACGGTTCGACCCGCCTTCCTTGACATCAAGGCTCGACTTGAAGACGATATCCAGAAGATTGTGCATCGCTACGCGGCACCGAAAAGACTATGGAACTTCGAGGGTGTCGGTGACGAGAAGCTCGAGAAGGAATATGCTCCAACTATCCAAGATGCACCGGTTGACGCAGATTTCGTGACCAACAAGCCCGTGACTGTGAACTCCTTGGACATTAACCCGAGTGCTCGCTTCGATGGCATGATCGACCACATCAACTCGCAGGTCGTGCAAGGCCTTCAGACGCCAATGACGAGGCTCTTGACCACGCCGGGGTTCACAGAGGCCAGCAGCACCGTAGCTGACGCCGCCTCTCAACGCAAGATAACGTATCTGCAGCGGTTCATCGCCCGCATTGTCGAGAAAGAATTTTTCGAGGTTCTTCTCCGACAGAACAACATTGACCCTGTTCAGGCGGGGGTTCGAATCCGCTGGGGCATACCTGACCGGCCTGAAGTCAAAATGGAACATATTGTCCAGCTTGCGCAGATCAGCGCTACAAGCGGCATCGAATACCTCACTCGATACGAGGTTCGCAACATGTTGGCGAAGTATGCAGGCTTCGAACTCCAAGAGCAGACAGAGGAGAAGACTTTGGCTGCTGAAAGCCTAAAAGAGATGCGTTTCTTCCGCGACAAGGGAGGCAGGATCCATGTGGTTCCTGAGACTGACGCTGACCGAGAGCAGTACGCTGCGAAGTTGGTTGAGGGGTGGGATGAAAGCCACAACTGCATTCGCAGGCGAGTCCGCGAACCAGATACATTTCAGCCCTATAGTTTCCGAACCATCTGGCTAAGTCAGGATGAAGGAATCCGCGCAGTTGTGGGTAAGCCAAAGGGTGAGGACAAGTTGGCGATTCAATCGATCATGTTTGCGAAGAAGAATGACTGGACCTTGGAGAAGGCGAGGAAATGGTTGAAAGATCATCCAGATCTTGAGGTGAATGAACTTGAATCCGCTGAGAAGACTTAGATTCCACATCGCGAGTCTAGCCGAGTCGTTCCGCTGGAGCCCACCCATAGGATTCTATAAGGGGGCTGAAGGGACTCAGGGCAAGTTCTACAAGGTCCATGCCATTCACGTTACTACGACGGGCAACAAGAACAAGTACACAGAGGAAGAGTTGAGGCTGGCAGCTCGAAGCTTGGCTGAGAGGCCTCTTAACCTTAACCACGAGCAGGACCTGCCGTTTCCCGATAACAAGGTTGTCGACGCGGAATTTGAGAGCGGTAACGTGGAAGCTGTGATCCGTGTCGAAGATCAAAACGTGAACCAGCTCTATGAAGCAGGCAAGATCAAGAACGTCAGCATCGAGGCAAAGTTCCGACGCGCAGATGTCGGACAGATCCTCGTTCCCAGGGGAATTGTCTTCACTGGACTGGCGCTGCTTACAGAAGGCGTGGCCCCAGGGGATACGCTCACAAGCGTCATGCTTTGGGAACGCAAGCTAACTGAATCGCTGAATGAGCGGCAAAAGGATCAATACTGGTGGGCGATAGTCGCCGAACTGAGAAGGCGAGCTGTCAGGGTCTGATGCCACACGTGTGGCAAATTCATGGTTACTGAGAGCGCGTAAGCGCATCGATGAGTAACAGAAAATTCTGAAGAAGAAAGGAGTTGATGCTATGAGTGAGCAGACTCCACCCTCAACTGCTTCAGGGGAAACTCCAACTGGCTTAGAACAGGTCCCTACCTCCGATCTTCTCAAGATGAAAGAGGAACTCGAGAGAGAATGGGACACCGCCTATGTGAACTCGCTGCCTGATAGCGCCTTCGCTTGGATCGACCTCACCTATGGAAAGACAAGCGATGACAAACGCCTGCGGAAGTTGGAACACCATGACAGAGAAGGTAACTTGGATCGCAGGCATGTTGCCGCAGCTATGCAGTCGCTTCTGGGCGCAAGAGGCGGCGTCAACATCCCAAAGGAAGACCGAAGAGAGGTCTACAATCACCTCGCTAGACATTATCGCGAGTTGGACATGGAACCGCCGGAGTTTCACGAAGCCAGAGTTGAGGAGAAGAAGGAGGTTGAAAGATTGAGTAAGGAAGAAGCAGGAAAAGGGATCGTAGCCTCAACCGTACTCGAAGAGGCTGTTGCGCCTTGGCAGGTCAAGGTTGCCAACAAGCTGAAAGAGGCTTTGACGACAACGGACGCAGCGAAAGCCATCCCTATCATCTGGTCGCCGCAGGTTGAACTAGGCGCCCAGCCGAAACGTGTGATGAGGGCTCTTGGCATTGTTGACACGACGCTGCGCGGATCTCCAGGAAATAAGTTCTACTTTCCCAAGGTCCCAACTGTCCTAGAGGCAGTGGACGCGACTGAAGGTACGAAGCCTGACGAACTGGCTGTAACAGTTGATCGCCTCGAAATCACAACGAAAGAGGTTATAGCAGCACTCTCGGTGACAAGGCAGGTTGTGGAGCAGATCACATTCAATGTGGTCGACATCCTCACAGACCTGCTCTCGGAGGGAGTAGCGAACAAAGAAGACAAGGATATACTCGCAGCGCTCAACGCGGCCTCAGGAATAGCAGGCACGCTCTACGGTGGTGGAAAGTCAGCAGAAGGAGACCTAGTCGCTGCTGATGTTCTTACTACCGATCTGATTGCTGACGGTGTTACCGCAATGCGGAAGGAGAAGCGCGAGCCTCGATATGTAATCATCCATCCAGCCCAAGAAAACGCTCTTCTGAAGAGTGACAAGTTCATCAACGCCGCCCAATACGGTGGACGGGAAGTCGTCCTGAACGGTGAGATCGGCCAGTGGCTTGGCATTAAGGTGCTTAAGACCACACAGGTTCCAACAGGCACAGGATCCGGTGGAATCACAACTTACCACGCCTTTTTCGTCAGCGAGAGGGTGTGGGTCGAAGAGGTCAAGAGAGATCCTGAAGTTGAACCGAAATACGAGCCTGGCGAAAGGAAGACCTACATGTACGGCACAATGGAGTACGGAGTAGGCATATTGAACCCGAAAGGCATCGTCAAAATCATCACCGCCTGAGCCCGAGATCTTTTTCCGAAGTTTCCCGTGTTTGAGAAGTCTCCCCTTTTTTGAGGACCCGGTTACGCAAGATTAGAGGTGAATATCATCTTTGGCCTACACGACGAACGCTGAGGTTAGAAACCTCTCTGGACTCACTGCGATAGAGATCAGCGACGCAATCGTGGACGAGATGGTTGGTTGGGCGGACCGAGATATAGAACAGATCACTGAGAAAGTCTGGACCGGCCAACAAATCAAAGAACTACTTGGCATCCAGAAGTCCTCAAGCAACAAGACCCTCCACTCTCTTTACAAGCCCATCGTCGACGAGCAAGGCAACACAACCGACGACGAATCGAAAGTCACTGTCTACGTAGATGACGTTGCGCAGGCTTCAGATAAATTCGAGTTGCGAGGGGCAGAAGGCAAGATCATCTTTACAAAAGCGCCCTCAATTGGCGCCGAGGTCGAGATGACCTACCGCTACAGCATGAAGCCAATCCAAGAAGCCTCAACGTTCCTAGCGGCAGCCTACTGTTTCCATCGCTTAGCAAAGAGTGAAGAGAAGGAGAAGATGTTCAAGGCGAGGGCGACGGAAATTCTTAGGCAAGTCACAAGTCATACGTTCGCTGCAACGAGGTGAGAGTCGTGTGGCAGGAACTCGTCTTCGTCAATCTGCTTTGGATAATGTGGGCGCTGAACATCTTCGACCATCTGGTAACCGAGTTAGGGATCCGTCATCATGGCCTGCGAGAGGACAACCTTTTCCTCTCCTCGCTGATCAAGACGACTGGCTGGGGATGGTTCGCAGTGTTCAAGGTGGCTGCAGTTAGCTGGCTTCACATCTACCTAATGCTGATCTTCCTTTCGGTGCCGCCTTTCCGTCCGTTCGCTTGGATCGCTGTGATCCTTGCCTCTGTTCTGCTTGGCTTTGGATGCGCATGGAACATTCGCCAGCTCTTAACCGCTTCACGCTTGCATATCCAAAAGACAGAACAGTGAGGCGCCATGTCTACTCCTATCCAAACTGTTGAGAGCACGATCGCTGAGAAGCTGCGTGAAATTGAGAGGTTGAAGGTTTACGAAGTTAGGCCGCCAGGCGCTCTTCCGCTTCCGTCAGCGTCGTTGACCCTGATCTCGGCACGGATGCATGGCGGGTTCCCCGACACAATGCAGATCATCGACATCACGATGCAGATCGATATCTGGTCCCGCGTTGAGAGTGAGATGCGCGACTTCGCCGACAAGGTCCTGATGAAGCTGTACCAGAAGCGGGCCGAGATGGGCTTCATCGACATCGCCCTCGTGAACGTCCGCGACATGCCTGAAGAGAGCACTTGGCGTCGCTGCCTGTATTTCCGAATCGAAACAACCGTCACGAAATCCTAGTCACTTGTTTGACCGAGTGGTTCACGTTACGAACCGAATTCTGTAGGAGGTTGAAAGAAAAATGCCTGATACACCACCTTGGAAGCCGCTATCGGCTGTGATCAAAATCGGAACCAGCGAGATAGGTGCAGGGTTGACAAGTGCCTCAAGCCTCGCGTTCAGCCTTGATGTCGACGAGTATTATGGGCTCGGTGGCGAAGGCAAGCCGAAGCTTGTGAAAGGCAACAAGCGCTTCAGCGGACGCCTCAGAAAGGCGTACATCGACAAAACCTACGCGGAGCTGGTTATGGGAGGCACTGCTGCCGACATAGTCTTCTACCCTGAAGGCAAGACAACCGGCAAACAAACAGTA